GGAGAGATGTTCAAAGGCTTCCAGCACAACGCAATCGCTAGAGACCTTGTAATGAAGAGAACACTTACAAACGGTAAGTCACTTCAGTTCGTCTACACTGGACACACAAAAGCTGAGTACCACGTACCCGGCAACAGCATACTAGGTAACACAGATGGTGCACCTCCAGTAGCTGAGAAAACCATTACAATCGACGACCTATTAATCAGTTCTGCGTTTGTATATGAGCTAGACGAGACACTAGCACACTACGAATTACGTGGTGAAATTTCCAAGAAGATTGGATATGCTCTTGCACAGAAGTACGATAGACTAATCTTTAGAGCTATCGCTAAAGGTGCTAGACAAGCTTCTCCAATCACTAAGTCAGGCTTTGTCGAGCCCGGCGGAACACAGATCAGAGTTGGTACAAACAACCAAGCATCTGACGCATACGTTCCAGCTTCTCTAATCAACGCTTTCTACGATGCAGCTGCTGCACTAGACGAGAAAGGAGTAAGCTCTGAAGGACGTGTTGCTGTGTTGAACCCAAGACAGTACTACGAATTAATACAAGGTGTTGGTTCTAACGGTCTTATCAACAGAGATACACAAGGTACTGCACTACAGTCAGGACAAGGTATCATTGAAATTGCAGGCATCAAGATCTACAAGTCAATGAACATTCCATTCTTCGGCTCATACGGTACTAAGTACGGTTCTGCATCTGCAACAAACCCCGGTGTAACAAGCCCCGGAAACGTAGGATCATTCGTTGGTGAAACAGCTGAAGACGGTAGAGCTTCTGTAACTGGTATCAACAACAACTACGGTAACGCTTCTGATTTCGCTAACAGCTGCGGACTTATCTTCCAAAAAGAAGGAGCCGGTGTTGTAGAATCAATCGGACCACAAGTTCAGATTACATCTGGAGATGTGAGTGTCGTTTACCAAGGTGATGTAATCCTAGGTAGACTCGCAATGGGAGCAGACTTCTTAAACCCTGCTGCTTGCGTTGAGTTAATCGCTGGTGCTGCTGTCGGATCTACAGGTAACGCTGCATTCGGTACAACATACCCAGCTAACGCTTAATTTTTATTTTTTATACGGGAGCTTCGGCTCCCCTTTTTATTATGCCTTTTCCAACCACAAATGCAACACAAGAGTTGCCAGCTATTAATCAAATACTTACATCCTGTGGTCAGGCTCCTGTAACTACACTAGACCAAACCAACCCGGAAGTTGCGATTGCCTATGCTACCCTATTACAGGTGTCACGAGAGGTACAATCTGAAGGATGGACTTTTAACAAGGAGTACCACTACAAAATACCAACAAATACTGACAAGCAGATTGTTATACCTAATAACATAATACAAATTAAATTGTCAGAGAACTCACAAAACATGACATTCAGTGCTGTGAGGAGATCAGGTAAATTATACGACAGACAAAATCATACATTCACATGGGATGTCGATGAACTAGAATGTGATATAATATGGGAGTTTGACTTTGTAGATTTACCAGAACCGATACGTAACTACATAACATCTAGAGCTGCTACGATTGTATCTGGTAGAATTGTAGGAGACGACGATCAATACAAACGCCTACAACAACAAGAAGTACAACAAAGAGCTTTGGCTATGGAGTACGAAACATCACAAGGACAGTTCACTATGTTTGGACATCCACAAGATTCACAAAACTACTATCAAAGCTATCAACCATTTCACGCTTTACAACGATAATGCCAGCAGTAACTCAGCGAGTTGACGATTATCTTGGTGGAGTATCTAGACAATCTGATGATAAGAAACTTCCCGGTCAAGTCGAGGAGTGCATCAACGGCTATCCTGATCCAACCTTTGGTCTTACAAAAAGACCGGGGTTTCAGTGGATTGGTAATCTAGGTACAGGCACCACATATGACAACTCAAAGTGGTTCTTTATATCAAGAACTGAAACAGAAAAATATATAGGTTGCATCACACCAGCCGTAGGAGGCTCTACAGGAGCGATTGCTATATGGAACGCTGTAACCTTTGCACCAGCTAATATCACCTATGGTACAGGGGCACAGGCGTACCTTACAGGAGCACGTACAGATTATGATGTACTTACTATACAAGATAAATCTATAATTACAAATAAAACTACAACAGTAGCTAAGTTACCTGACCCCGGATTTAACAGTAATAGACAGGGGACAATTAAGATTACAGGTACATCAATAGATACTACATATAATGTAAGTGTAGCTGGTCAAGCTATACCAACATATACATCAAGTAGTACTACAACATACGATCAAGTTTTAACAGAGCTTAAGAATCGTATAGATGCTTTAAATATAGCTAACTTAACAGTCACTAAACTAAAGGACAACTTACGTTTAGTACGTACAGGTACTTCGTTTTCACTTACAGGTACAGCTGGTCCGTTTAATAATCAGCTAAATGTATTTCAAGATCAGGTTGCTACATTAGATGAGTTACCTACTGAGTCAGTACATAATCATGTGATTAAAGTTGTTAACAGTGGTGCACTAACATCAGCATACTTTCTAAAATATGTAGCTAACAATAGTACATCTGGACCGGGATACTACGAAGAAACATTATCTCCAGCTTTATCTACAGGACTTGATAATTCTACTATGCCGCATGAGCTAGTAAACACAGGTGTCAATGCTTTTACATTTCAACGTATAACATATGAGCCAAGAGCTGTAGGTGATGATGAGACTAACGATCATCCATCATTTGTAGGTAACAAAATAACTCAGTCATTCTTTCACAACAATAGACTCGGGTTTTTATCTGCTGACACTGTAATTCTAAGTCAGTCAGCTAAGTTTTTTAACTTCTATCATACATCTGCACAGACTATTACAGACTCAGATCCTATTGATCTTAGTGCTAGTACAGTTAAACCGGTTGCACTTCATAGTGTAATACCATCTACTCAAGGTCTTGTACTATTTAGTGCTAACCAGCAGTTTCTTATGGGATCTGCTGATGGTATACTTACACCATCTAAAACAGTTATACGTACGATAGCTAACTATGAGATGGATACGATTATTGACCCTGTTGATACTGGTACTACAATTAACTTTATCAGTAAAACCCCTAGTTATACAAGGGTCTTTGCTATGGTCACACGTGGAGAAAACGAAAACCCACAAGTAGCTGACATTGGTAGAGTTGTAAACGAATGGATACCATCATCAGTCGATACATTAATCTCAAGTGCTCAGAACCAGTTTATTGCGTTCTCAGGACAGAGTTCAAGATACATATATTTCTTTAGACAGTATACAGAAGGTAAAGATGTTAAACTACAAACATGGTTTAACTGGGAAGGACCGGGTAATGTACAGACTATAGCAGCAGATTCTGACGAATTTTTTGCTGTAACAAAACAAGGTGGACAGTTTACACTTAGTAAAGCTAGTCTTAGTCAAAGTCCAGAAGATGCTATTATTGTTAATAATGATGGTCAGAGACTTAATCCATGTATAGACTTATATGCTACAGCTAGCTCTGTTACATTTGACACAGCTGGTGAGTTTTCTAAATGTTTTATACCATATAATGATGCAACTAATTTAACACCTGTAATAGTTATTAAAGGTACTACAGCTACAGGTCAATTTATTGAATCTGGATTTACTATATCTCCAGAGCGTGTAGTAGAAGGTGGTAATACATACTTTAAGGTACCATTTAAAAACTTAACAAGTGTAGCTAGTGATGTTATAGTAGGATATAAATATGACTTTGATGTGATACTACCTAAGACTTACTACAAAATAGATCAAGAAATGAAGCGTAGTGATTTTACTGCGAATCTTACAATAGCTCGTATGAAGTTTGCTGTAGGATTATCAGGAGTTATGGGCTTCAAGCTAAAGTCTAAAGGTATACGTCAAGGTAAACGTGAGTATACAGGTGATGGATCTACTACAGTATTTAACTGGATAGATGAAGACCTAAGCTATGTAGATGATGACCAGATCAAAGTTAAACTTAACAACGTGGTAACTACAGCATTTACTGTAGATACAACAAGTGGTACTGTACCTAAGATTACATTTAACTCTGCACCGGGTAATGGTGTAAAGAGCCTTATATATCTTGAAGAGTGGTACAGCCTTAATCCAGTTATCAACGCTGACCAATATCTAGCTAACGATATCGCTGTATCAGATCAGACTATATTTACATTACCTATACACCAGAAAACAGATAACTTTACACTACGATTATTTAACGACTCGCCGTTCCCTGTCTCTCTAAACTCTATGATGTGGGAAGGAATATACTCACCTAGATTTTACAGGAGAACATAATGCTTAATTTTGTAGCCCCGATAGTAGGGCTTGGCTTACAATTATATGCTGGCAGAAAGCAAGAAAAAGCAGCCAAAGGTGCTGCTGAAACACAAAATGCTGCAACCGAAGCCCAATATCAATATGACCTAGAAGCATGGGACATGGCAAAGCAATCAGCTATTGCTAAACGTAACTATGCTGTACAAGAAATAGAAGAGAAAGCTAGACAAGAAGGTTTGATTGCAGCACATAAAGATGCAGCAAACTTACGTACCTATAATTATAACTTACAGATACGTGACAGAAATCAAGATCTGAATGATCGTATGTATGCTAAGTCTGAAGATATATTCTATAATCAGCTTGGTATTAATGCAGATAACGAAAGAGCTGCTCGTATGGACGAGAGACGTCAGCTACGAGAAATAGAAACAGAAAATAGATATCAACAAAATGATGCGTACTTAGAAGCTATCGAAGCTGAGGGTGCGATTAGAGCACGAGGTCAAACAGGTAAAACTATAGATAAAGCACAAAGTGTAGCAACATTAAAAGCGTCTACAGCTATGTCTTTACTTAACCTGTCTCTTGACAATGCTACAGCAGCAACACAAAGTGCATTACAATCTATTGGAACACAACGTACGGTACAAGATCTTAACGCATACGCATCTAAGATGTTAGACCCCGGTGTCCTACCAGATCCTGTTGCACCACTACCAACACCACAAGCTACATTCTTATACCCAAGAGTATTTGAAGATTATGACTTTGGACCTGAGCCTATTAAGGGAGCTATGGTATCACCATCAGCTGCATCTGCACAGGTATGGGGTACAACAATTAGTAGTATAGCTGGTACAGTTGGCGGTATGTTCCAAAACAATACAAAATCCATTACAAATATTTATAACAACAGCTAATGGCAACAAAGAAATACTTAACCAAGTACGCTCGGGGAAGTAAACAAATACCAAAGCTTGAAGACGGCTTACGAGCCATGCAGATTCAGTCGCAGACACAGACTCAAGCTTTAGAACAACAAAAAAATCAACAAAAACTATTTGATGCCGCTTACAGTACAGGTTTAGATAGAGCTGCTAAAGTAGCAGAAGCTAACAGAAAACTTAAACGTCAAATAGAAGTAGAAACACCTGAGAAGTTACGAGCTGACGCACTGAAGCGTAATAACATAACACAGCAAAATAACTTTAAGGTTAAGATAAAAGAACAGCAAGAGATAGCAAAGACGTGGGGGAAGTTATCCCCTACGCTTGCTGCTAATGTAGAAAAAGCAATCGGGAATGCTATAGATTACTTTCAGACAGAAGCTGGTATAGCTGAGTATGAAAAAGAATTAGCTGATGGTACAGTCGGTAGTATAAGCAAAGTATATCAGAAAGCAAAAGGTAAAGTTGACTTTCTTGATTTCTCACAGAAGCGTTTTAATAGCGTACAAAAGTTTTTAAAAACTGGTAGCCTTGATGCTAAACAAGATTTTGATTATTTAACACATGTAAATAAATCTAATAATCCTGTTAATAAGGACATAGTTCTTATGCAGCATAAAAAAATGTTCGATGGTTATGAACGTGACTTTAGAAAGTTTCTTGAGCAGAATGGTATAGTTGTAGACAAGAAAAATGTCGTAGGTCTATATCAGTTTCGTGCACAAGAGTTGATGAAACAGAATGGTATAAACCCTAAGTCTGAGCTAGGTCTTAAATTACAAAATTTATATAGACAAAAAGGTTTTACTGCTGAAAATCAGTTTACACTTGGAGACGATTATGAAAAACAAACA